AATAAAATCAAACTTTCATTCCTTTTCGTAATTTTCTTTCATGCTGCAATACTGCGTAGTGTTCTTATTATCAGAACAGTCAAAACAGTTCCAACAACGACAATATCCTTTATCGGATTCATTCGCAAGTTTGCAGTCTTTGCATATACAACTATTACAATTCATAACTGTTCTCCTGTTTGGCTCTTATCAATAGCTTTATGCACTTCTTTATTCTTTCTCCATTCTCTGTACGACAACAGATTTAAGAACAAATATGTAGCGTTCATAACTATCAGTGGGACATTGAGGGAGTCTACAATTGACTCCCATATCCATAACAGGTTGCCTATAATCCAAATCAAAAATGCAATTCGCTTCTTAAAGGCAATCAGCACGTTACCGAGTATGCTAAAGAACGCCGCCAGTGCTGACAGTATGAGTATCACTTCTGCTCGCCCATCATTTCCTTTGCCATCTTCTGAGCCTGTTCCTCAAAGGCAATCTCCTTTGCTCTCTTGCGGAGTAGATAACGCTCATGCCTTGCCTTGCGACGTTCAACGTGCCAAGCTTCGTGTGCCTCTTTCTCTGCTACCGTGTCAAAGAGCTGACCGCAGTAAGTACAAGTGCGAGACTTTTTATTGGCAAATGCTTTATTTTTCATAGCTTTGTTAAACTCTCTGTCGAAGTTGCCACAGCATACGGCATTTGCAATAGCATTAAGCACCCCTTCACGTTCATCGAAATCAGTCTTGTCACAGGTAGCAGAACCACTATACTGATAATCCTTACCATTAACAAGCACCTCTGTTGTCATTGTCGGGATTCTTGTGTTGTTAGACTTATCAATGCGATAGCCTTCTGTTGCATAAAATGTAAATTTAGTTGGCATTTTCTTTTCCTCTTTTGGAATTACTGTTCTGCAACAGCCTATATTTAGGAACTCTTGCATAGCTCGCTCTACTTTGTTTCTAATCATATCTTTAGGTGTTGGCATCTTGCCACCTCTAAAGCCAGTACAAACACCGCCAGTGGCAACCAAGTCCGAAAACTCAATTACTTCCTCGCCGTCCCCAATATAACCGTCCATGCAGCCATAGGCTACCACTTCGCCTAAGTTGGTGCGATAACAGGTCTTTTTCTTGTATACATTCCACCACGAAGCCCATGTTGTCCCGTTATGGTCATAACTATCAACAGCTTTAAACAACATATTGGCTTCTTCTTGTGTTGAAGTGTGTATTATGCACGTTATTTTCTCACGCCAAATGTCTGCTAATCTCACTTTAAACACTCCTTTTATTATATAAATTTTCTTGCAATAGTCATGCAAATCGAATTGGCTACCTTGCCGAAATTTTCAATCTTGGCTGTTGTTTCGGGTTCTTCCTTCTGACAATCCTCAAATACTCTCTTACAAAGATTCTTAGCCACAATCGGCATTTCGGAAGCACCCCAGTTTTCAGGAAGAATACCTTCATCAATCAGTTTATGAAGTATCTTAACTACTCTTGCTTCTGTAACAATAGTTTCGCACAGTAATTTGTTTTCTTCATTAGCCTTTAGCTTCTCAGGATCAATTACTTTCTTGTGATCTTTATGGACTTCCTGAAATTTTTCACCTACAATCTTGAGATAGTATGGAGTGCGAGAATTTTTATCATTAAGTTTAGTCTGATTTTTTACCACAATACCTTCGCCATATTCGCCACCCATTTCAGTCTTACCTACGAATGAATAACAATGATCCCACGACTTAAACTCTCCATCATAAAATACAGGAATATAAGTAAGGTTAAGAGCGTTAACCTTTTCTTTAACAATATCCTGTGTAAGATAAGACTCTGATATTGTGTCATAAATGTCATAAAAATAAGCATGATTATATTTATCATTAGGATATTTCACGGTATGAGGGACGAGCCATTCGCAAAACAATATTAAATTGTCCCCCAGAATATCTCTTACCTTATCTACATCAAGTGTCTGTGTCCATTCATAAAACCCTCTAAGGTTGTTTGATATATTAAGTATATTTTTACGGCTCTGAGCTACAACAGTATTTGTCTCACTATCATATCTGATAGCTGCATTAGCCCCATCAATCTTTTCCTGTATAACTATATGGTTTCCTAATTCAAATCCGTCTGTAATTCCTTCCTTAATTCTTTCAATGTCCATAAACTTCTTATGATTAACCATTCAAGTTCTCCTTTCATTTGTTATTTTGAAAAGGTATAGCAATGGAAAGACGTTGTTGAAATCTACATCTTCCCTGTTGCTAATTATATTATACCACTAACTTCTTGCTTTGTCAAGAGTTTTTTGAAAAATTTTTCAGATTTTTTTGTAATCCATGAGATACCAGTACCGCCTACCTTGATAGTCCTTTGGTGAAACACTCTCTGCATAGAAGATGTCGCCCTTTTGAAGTTTGCATTTGTCATATCTCACCTTGTAAATTGTCAAGTCGCTGTCCTTGCCTTTGCCGAGAAACGTCACTGAGACTTTATACGCCCATGTTTTGTTGTCGGCTTTGCGCTTGCAAGGATAGACTGCTCTGACGTAGCCGATGCGACGATCTTCTTCACGACCTGTTGCTGCTATGTAGCCGAGATATTCAAGCTGTGCCTCTATCTTCTCTACTGGCGTTATGTCCTCATCATTTATAGTTGAGGTATATTCTGCTATCAGCGGTGTAAGGTCATCAAACTGATATGCCGTCGCCGTTTCTTTAGTGCAGAGCTGATTAAGTCGCTCTATACTGAATGGCTCTATCGCCGTTTTCTTGATAGACTTCTTGCTGACATAACCGCCGTCCTTGCATGAGAAGAACTTCTGGAATAAGTCGTGTATCGCCAAAAGCTTTGCGGACTTGCCAAACTCTGAGAAGAAGTCAAGTCGAATGAGAATTTCGGTCTGCCTTGTGTTGCAAGGGTTGACTTTGAGGAAATCTATGAATGAGTCAAAGTGTTGATCTCGCATATCATAGAGAGCTTTTGCTACCGATTCATTCATAAATTTAATTGATTCCAAACCTTTATGAATAGTATTTGTTTCTTTGTCAGCAATATAATTTGCACCCGAATGTCTGAATTTTATTATGCCAAGTTTTAAGCCAAAGTAAGGCATCTCAGATATAAGATTACTTGTTCTTTCTTCATCACCTGTATAAATATTAAGCACCGTTTCAAAATATTCAAGTGGATAGTGTGACTTTAAATAAGCACCATACATACCATCGAGACAAACTGATGCCGAATGCGATGCGTTAAAACAATAAGCCGATGAATCTTCAACCGATTGCCAAGTTGCATCAAAATAATCTTCATTACCTAATTTGGCAATCCAATTCTTTTTAAGCTCTGTTTTTAGACTCTCTAATTCTTCGGCTTTAAATTTCTTCTTGCTTATCTTCTTAATTATGTCATAGGTTTTCTTTTCAGGTATTCCAAGCCATACTAAATATGACATTATGCTTTCTTGATACATCAAATAATGGAATGAATCTTTTAAAAGTTCATCAAGTTCGGGCACATTTGTAGTATAAGGTTTTCTCTCTATAAAGTTTTTTAGGTTAGAGGCGAATCCGGGGCGAATGGCAGCCACATACGCAGATAATTCTTCAAAACTGTGAGGTGCATATTGTCTTAATATTTGTTTATCATAATTAGAATCGCACTGATTGATTGTAGTTGTCATACCATCTTTAAATATCTTCCATACTTTATCATCACATTTTTTTATCAATGTTTTAATATCATCAACAGGTTGTTTAATTTTGTCATAAACTCGATTGATAATATCCCACACAGTAACAATTAAATAGTCCTGTTTTAAAAATTTATAGCAATCGCAGTTATAACCATCAAGAATGCAACAATAAACGTCCTTTATTTTGAGTATACCAAGTTCCGAAGATATGGGTTTATCATAAAGCAGATATGAACATGGTGAAGGAGCAATGGAATCAATAACACCCTTAAACACCTTGCTTTCTTCTATAAGTGTACTCCACTTCGCATCATTAGAATATTTATCAATGTCTTTTGCGACTTCATCATATTCTTTTATATTCATACCTTTGGCTTTGCACCATAAACGAAATGCACTTGAATCTTGCAAAGGTTTGAATGAAATCATCTGCCTTACGCCATCTTCACCTAACAAGTCTGCTGTTGATTTTAATATAGGCTCAGTAGTGCTCCAATTCTGATCAATGTCAGGGAGAGATTTTGTCTCTAATATTCTTGTGTCGGAGAGAAAGCGTGTCGGATACATTTTGACAGGTGACCAAATTCTATCTACCTCTGTAAGCCCTAAAAGTTTGTTGATATAAAATGATACGGCTGAACCTCTGCCTGTATGAGTAAGTTGTCCACCATATTTTTCTTTAGCATCCTTAACAACCTTTTGATTGAGTACAAAATAGTCTGCCATATTGCAGCGTTCAACCATACTCGTTTCGTATTCTATTTCTTCTTCATAATGAGCGTGTTGCTCTACTGGTATGTTATTTTTTTCAATCGCCCATGCTTCAGATATTAACTTCCTTAATGCCGCATTACTATCCTCAGTTATTTTGGGTATCTTAAATTCCTTATCAAGTAATACTTCATCACACTTTGCCATTATATTTGTATTATTGAGAGCCGTCAATATTTGCTCGTGTGATAATACTCCTTGTATCTCATATCTATGCACGATAGTATCATAATCTGGATAATCGAGAATAAAGTTATCTTCGTTGCTATAACTTTCACTCTTGCCTTGCCTCTTAGCATTAACATACAATTTACGATATTTTGCATCTTCAGGCTTTATATAGTGACTATCATTGGCATGTATGATGCGTACTTTATATTTTTCAGACAACTCAAGTATGCGTTTATTATACTCTATCTGATCTAAGTCATTATGGTCTTGTACCTCTAAAAATAAACTATCGCCAAAATGATTGTATACTGGCTGAAAAAATTTTGTTTCCCAATCGTTAGTTTTGAATAATGGCGATCCTAAACAGGCGGTTGTTACATATACATCGTTGGGCGATAAACTAAAAAGTAGTTCAAGGTCAATTCTTGGTTTATAATAATACCCCGTAAGATTAGCTTCAGACAATATTTTGTTTATAGAAAATCTGCCGTTTTTATTCCTTGCTATAAGCATAAGGTGATAGTTACCTCTGTCTTTTTCATGTCTATTATTAACATAATATGCTTCAACAGAAAAAATACAACGCAGCCCATACTGTTGGCAGAGTGTGAAAGTTTCATAAAGATTGCCTTGATAACCATGCTCAGTTGTAAAATATTCTTTATGACCAAGCTCTACTGCACGTTTCATATAATCTTCTGGTTTTACAACACAGTCTGAAACCATTATATTACTATAATGAGTATGTTTATGATAATTAGCATAATACTCCATGATATTCCATACCTCACATTTTATCTAAAATTTTATATCTTATAATGTCTAAATTATCTGGAATATTTCTCAATATAATTTCATCTATTTTTTGAGAGTCAGCCTTGTTAAAACCTATATATCTTGTATCTTTATGTATGTGTGGTTCTATATCAAATCTTTCTTTTAGTATACCACAGTATAATTCCTTTTCTTCATTTGTAAATGCAGCATAGCACATCTCCCATGATGTTTTGTTTCTGCTTGCATCATCAAGAAAATGAATTGCCAATCCAAACTCATTAAGTTGCGAAATTATTTCACTTCTACTCATATTGCGTATTGGCAAAAGTTCATCGAGCACCCTTGTACAAAGACGGTATGAAGGCTTTACGGTATCCTCATACATCTCAATAGTGTCTTTATGAGGTATGTAGTTTCTCAAACAGAAAGACCATTTATCGTCGCTCACTTCAAGTTCCCAACCATTCGGCAGGTCTAAAAATAGTTCTTCAAGTTCACCTTCCTCAAATATATCCTGCCTCAGATATTCGTGAAACGCTATATAAGGGTGACAACATTCATCATACGCATGACCACTACAACAGTTAGTGGTACTATATCCCTTGTCATTTAATATCTTGATTATGGGAAACATAAGCTCGTCAATCTCGACTACAGGACTACCATAACATGATCTTTTCGGACAGTAGTCCTGCTCATTGCGGTATACTTCCCAACATTCTAAACATACATACGGCATATGTTATCCTCCTTTATGATCCAAACACTTCATCATCTGCGCTTTCATTCATCTCCATGCGTTCAAGAGACTCACTCTTAGGTAATTCCTTGACTGTAAACTCTATAACGTCCCATTTATATCGCTTTGCAAGCTCCTCCTCGGTTGTATAGAATCTACGACTCGGAAAGTCAAATCTTACAGGTACTTTCACGCCGTTCTTAGAACCAAATCTATCCTTCTGAATAGTGAACATTACATCATAGGAATTATCATCAAGGTTTGTGTTACGCTCCATTGACAACATCCTGCCACTAAGATTAGCGATTGCAAACGTACCGCTTGCATCCTCAAGACTAAGCTGTTCTTTTGTCTTTTTGGAGTGTGCCACTAAAATCACAACTACATTATAGTCTTTTGCAAGTTTAGCCAGCTTTTTCATTATGATTTTCTGCTGCTCAAGCTCACTTGCTTTGCTGTCTATGTCAATAGTCATAAGGTTATCAAGTACGATAACTGAAGTTCCCTTGCGCCTTATTTCCTCTTTTATACAGGTAAGCAGAGAGTCAATATTTGAGGACTCAGTGTCACGATAAATGAACAGTCTGTCTTTGTAGTATTCGCTAATCTTGACTTCTGCCACGGGTGATACCTTGTAGTAAGGACTACCCTCTTTGCTTGTAAAACTTTGAACGTGTCTACGTCCTGCTACGGTAAAGTTAAACCAGTTCTTGAACATTTCTTCACTTAATTCGTCTGTGTATAGGAATACACGTCTATCTTCGTCGATGGCAGATGCTATGACCTGATTGACATACGAAGTTTTGCCCGATGATGGCTTTGCAAACACAAGAGTAAGGCTTGATCTGTACGCTTTGAATAACTGTTTATCAAGCTCTTTTAAACCGAAAGATATGCCATCAACCTGTGACCAGTCCACGCTTTTAATATCTGAAAAGTCAATAACTTTGGGGTTGGGAGCATTGATGGCTGCGTCAATACATTTGCGAGTTTCTTCTTCGCCAAGCCTATAAAGGCACTCATTGATGTCATTTATCTGCTTCAGCTTGCCATTGACCTTATAAGTCGGATGCTGAAAAAACCTGCACCTATCAGTTCCCAAGCGAGATGAAGCCTCAATATTCATCTTCTTGCCAGCGTCATCGGCATCACCGCAGAGAATTATATCCTGAAACTGATCGAGCCAGTCTAAGTTCTGTGCTATCCACGCAAGGTTTTGAGCTCCGAGAGGCACTGAAACTACGTTAAAGTAGCCACACTCCATGACAGCAAGAGCATCAATGCACCCCTCGGTTATGATTAAAGGTAACTCGGTGTTGATGCGGTTTGCATTAAATAGAAGCGGGGATGAGCTTGTGCCTTTCTGCACCCAACATTTTGCGCCTTCGCCCTTATTTACTTTACGGGCTGGACGGCACTTAACCATTGTCAGAACATCGCCAAAGGAATAAAATGGGAAGTGCATTATTCCTTTATCATCACACTTAATGCCAACATAATCTACAACAGCCTTGCTAATGCCACGCTTTGCAAGATATTCATAGGCAGGTGTCATATCGCCGTCTGGCAACGTAGGATAGACATAATCCATCCCCTCATCACGCAAACCCACTTCTGGCATTGGTACTTCCATATTAGCTTCTTGGAAAACTCTTTCGGCGGCTTGATTAAATGTCATTCCTTTGCCCTCGATAAAGGAACTTATAACATCGAAAGACGCACCACAACCAAAGCATTTAAATCTAAAACGCTTCTTGTCATATATCATAGAAGGCGTTTTTTCACTGTGGACAACACACTTGCATTTCATATTGCGACTATCATAATCCGTTATATCCAAAGCCTCAACCATTAAATCAGCATTTCTATCGCCAAGTTTCTCTTTTGCAGATTGTATCAATTCCTTATCAATCATTGCACTCCACCACCTTCAACTTAACTATGCCACTTCCGTCGTTATACTCACATTCATGTTCTCCGTGATTATCCGCAAATACGCCAGAATATCTATATTTAATCATTTTCTTCTCGGCTTCGTCCGCACTTTTAGCTACAAATCTTGCTTTAGATATATAAGGTTTGGTTGCGTAACTATAATTATCAAAAACCAATGCTGTCACTTCGTATAATTTATACCCGTTGTTCAATTCAGCTTTGCGTAAGTAGCCATATTTAATACCGTTCTCTATCTGACGGAATTGCCAATTATCCGTTATTGCCTTGCCTATTACTTTGTCATGAAAAAACAGGTGAGAATATGGATAATTACAATATTCTTCTATGCCGTCAAACTTACTTCCAATTTTAAACGCTCCCATAATCATTCACCTCCGTAAATACATCCCATCTTGCAGAGATTTGCGCAATAAAAATTATCTACCTCACAGTCCCACTCGTCTGTTGCCAGTATAGTGTCAACTGCCGTCTTAAACCAATCTATTGTTGCAGCGTAATCCTCCTCGTTAAACGGTTCTTCGTCTAAAGGTTTATCAGACCTAAACTTATTGAACACCAGTTTATAAGGGAACTCACCGTATTTTTCTTTTATACAATGTGCGTACAGGTAAAGCTGTCGCATATACTCAGCACGTTCTTTCTTTGACTTCCATGCTCCGTGGCTCTTATGATCTACCACAAAAATGCCATTCTCGTCTTTCATTATCAAGTCTGCAAATCCGATGAACTCATAGCCACCTATTGCGCTTTCGAGTTTTTCTTCTACACTGAGAACTTCACCATCTATACCGTCAAAATTCTGAAGATAAGCTAACGTCTTAGAATAGAAAGCGTTGAACATATTCCAAAATGGAAATCTTTGTGGAACGGCGGTTTCATATTCTTGTTCAAAAACATCTGCCAGTTCAAACGCATAAAGTTCACCCTTGAAATATCGCTCAAGAATACTGTGAACGTGTTTGCCAAAAGAACTGAAGGCGTTAGGTTCTTCTTCTATGCCCTCAATGTATTTGAGATAAAACGCATATTTGCAAGTTTCGTACAGTTTCAAGGAACTAAAACTCCACTTCTTTTTAGTTAAATCCATGCTACCTCCTAAAACAAAAATAGAGCCAACCCCGACATACTATTAAATTGTATGCGAGATTGGCTCGTTTACCGTGTCGTGTCGCTTATGATTAGAATGGCACTTCTTCTGAGCTTGCTGCTTCTACAGGCTCAGTTGGTGTTGTATTCTGTGTGGGAGCAGCCTGTGTCTGCTGTGAATTGTTGTTGCCACCACCAACAAACTCTATGGAATTAACAAGAATATATGAATTGTAATGTGTTACATCTTCGTGGTTCTTGTCCTGATATTTGTCAGTCTTAAACGCTCCGATGACTGCTATGGGCTTGCCCTTCTTGCAGTAACGTCCCACGAGTTCCGCCGTCTTATTCCATGCCTGACAAGTGATGAAGTCTGCCGGTCTGTCATTGCCCTCGGAATCCTTACCGTTGTTTACAGCAACGGTAAACCTTGCTACTGACTTGCCACTTGTGGTCTGTCTGAGTTCGGGATCGCTTGTAAGATTACCGATAATTGTACACTGATTCATAAATTATACCTCCAAAATTACTTTGATTTCTTATTAGCCTTGAAATCTTCTGCCTTTAAATTATCAAGGTCTGCCTTGAGCTGATTTAACTTATCAGCGTCCTTAATTGTCTGCGGATTTGAAGTTCCGTAGTTAATCTTGAGCCACGAAACAAGCTTATTGCGATCATAACCCTCGTCAATCTTTGCCTTAAAGGTTTCGATTGCTGTATTAGCACGTTCCGCATTCTTCGTATTCTCAATAGCAGCACCCTCGCTAACTTCTTCCTTGTGCCAGAGTCCAAGACCAAGCCCTGTTGCCATTGCGATATTCTTTGTTGCACATCTGCGCAGAGCCTTGTTGACATCACTCATTGTTATCTTATCGGCTGTTATACACTGATTCTTAAAATCCATTACGGGCAGAGTGCAATACTCGTCAACACCTTCTAACGGAATTTCAAGTCTTGTTCTTACATAGCAAGTACGTCCATCTGTGAAGTAAGGCATATCAACACTGGTGATTGTAGTTGCATACTGCTTTGCACCATCAGATTCAGCCATCAAAACGTTGATGTATTTTTCTGTAGGGAACGTACACTCTGTAGACTTTGCATCGGGATAGCGCAGTTTCAGCAGTTCTATTGCCCTCGACCACGGCAAATATGATTGCTTATTTTTTTCAAACAGATACGGACTTACGTCTACCGCAGACATCACTTCAAACACAGACTTCTTCTTTGTTTCGCTCATTTCTTATTCTCCTTTTCTCATTTGTTATTTTGTGAAGATATAAAAATCATCTCCACAATTATATTATATCACTAATCTCTTGACAAGTCAAGAGAAAAAATAAAAAAATTAGTAATTTTCTTTCAACCATGCTGATAGGCATTCACGGCAACTCTCTCCTTTGTACTTCTCGCATCTGCCCCTAACAGCATCATAGTCGCAGTAGTTTATGCGATAAATCAAACATTCTGGAATACGCTTGGATATCATGTCTAACAAATCAAGTGTGGTCATTGAGTTTAGCCGTTCGTGATTAGTCATCTTGTCACCTCAATCCCATACTGGCGATTTCTTCTTCGATCATGAGATTATCAAAGCCACGATTGTACAATCTCTTTTGTGTAACAATGCTCGGATTCTTCGCGTGATCCTTTAATAAACAAGTCAAGCAATATGTAGCCCTTCCATCAGGCAATACATCTCCACACATACCACACTTCTTACCTACAGGCTTATAGTGTTCTCTATAATAGATTTTACGCCGATACTTCTCACCCTTCATCATTTTCTCCCATACAGGTGACATTGAACGCAGGCGGTCAACTACCTGAGGAACTACCTCAAGGATATAATCAACGTCCTCGTCAGTTACATCCTCCTCGATGGAAAGACGGAGAGAGCCGTGTGCTATTTCGTGCTTCAGACCGATGGAGAGAAGAACGTGTGATGGGTCAAGTGAGCCCGATGTGCAGGCTGAACCCGATGAAGCGCAGATGCCGTTGAGGTCAAGCATAAGAAGGAGCGATTCGCCCTCTATGCCCTCGAATGAGATGTTGAGATTTCCCGGGAGACGCTTGTCCCTGTCGCCGTTGAGACGGGTATAGGGAAGTTTCAGCAGACCGTCGATAAGTCTGTTTCTTCTGGGAGTGATAATGGCTGCCTTTTCGGCAATATTCTTTGTAGCCTCCTCGATAGCAACACCGAGGCCGACAATAGCAGGAACATTTTCAGTGCCCGCTCTCTTGCTTCTCTCCTGACCGCCGCCGTGGATGAGATTGGGGATAGCTATGCCCTTTCTGATGTAGAGAACGCCTATACCCTTCTGAGCGTGAATCTTATGGCCTGAAAGTGAGAGCATATCTATTCCCTGCTTGTGGACATCTATCTCCACATGGCCTACAGCCTGAACAGCATCAGTATGGAAAATTACCTTCTTCTCGTTGCAGATAGCAGCTATTTCATCAATAGGCTGGATAGTGCCTATCTCGTTGTTTGCATACATGATAGTGACGAGAGCTGTATCCTCACGGATAGCCTTTCTCACGTCCTCGGGGTCGATGAGGCCCTTGTCGCTTACGGGGATGTATGTTACCTCGAAACCTTTCTTTTCAAGATATTCGCAGGTATGAAGAACTGCATGATGCTCGAAAACAGAAGTGATGATGTGCTTCTTGCCACGCTTTTCCATAGCCTCAGCAACGCCCTTGATAGCCCAGTTATCAGCCTCAGAGCCGCAGCTTGTGAAGAATATCTCTCTTGGCTCGGCGCCCAGTGCCTTAGCTGCCTTTTCTCTGGCAGTCTCAACATCTTTCTGTGCGTCACGTCCCAGTTTGTATATACTTGAAGCATTGCCGTAAGCAGTGCGGAAATGCGGAAGCATTGCATTCAGTACCTCTTCTGATACAGCAGTAGTTGCAGCATTGTCTGCATAAATAAATCTCTTTTCCATCTGTGAAACCTCCGATTCTATAGCGAATATTTATCACGCTGTTCAACAGCAAGCCTGTCACAGCGCTCATTCTCAGGGTGACCTGCGTGTCCCTTTACCCAGTTGAAGGTAACGTCATGCTTTTCCAGGAGAGGCAGGAGCATCTCCACACATACCACACTTCTTACCTACAGGCTTATAGTGTTCTCTATAATAGATTTTACGCCTGTCCCTCACAACATCCTGATGATAGTATCTCCGAGCGTTCTTTTTATTGCTTTCCTTATAGGCTATCTTTCGGCAAGCATCTGTGCAGATGAAGTATCTCGGATTAGCTGCATCAAACTCATCACCACATATTCTACATTTTTTTATCATCGTATTCCTCCATCAGTTTTGCAAAACGATAGGTGGCTCTCTGTTCATCAAACCAATCACAAGCGTCTATAAAGCCTGTATAACTATAAGGGAACAACTTATTAATTATCTTGCCATCAGCCTCAAACCTTGCATTCATGTTATTTTTATTCGGGCAATCGACTTCCATGTAGTAGTCGGGAGTTTTCACCCACAGACAAGTTCCGTCTGGATTACAGGAGATAATCTGCCTAATGTCTATTTCGTTTATAGGCTCAAAGAAGCCCCTTCCTTGTTTCATAAACAGTTTATAGGTATTCATTCCGATCTATCTCCATTGCACTTTTCGCAAGTTCCACACCATGTATACATGAAATATGTGCATATCTCTAATACATCATCTACAGACAATGAAGTGTGTGGAAGGTTGACATCGTTCTTAATGCGCTCCTCGACATCTTTACTGCATAACATATCATCTTCCATAGCCATAAGCGTGTTCTCTATTAAGTGTTCAAGATTACTCATTCGCTCACCTCCATAAAACGTAGGTTTTATTGCCATTTTACCCACGTAGAATAGCCAAAAAGTGGCTGTCATTTTTCAATAAGTTCAGGATTATCATAGATATTCCCTATCACTTCACAATCGAAGAATGACCCCCAAGAATAACTTCTGTATTTCTGCTCATAATTCCCAAAGTCAAATTTTACACTCCATTCAGCAGCCCAAGATTTAAAATCTTCTCCATCAGCCCCAAAACCCTTACCACATCTTACTTTATATTCCACAACGCCATTAAATCTTTTGCTTTTAGTTTGCTTATGATCTGTATAAAAATCTTTGGAAATTATGTCGCCCTCGAATATCTTAGTGCCGTTCTTGTCAGTTAAACCTGTATATTCACATATGGTTTCGGGATTCACACACACACAGTATCAGATGTGGTTAAATTTTCTTTTTTAATAGGGGTTAGCCAATACTTAAATATACTGCCTGCAAACCAAGTACAATGAACAAAACCATACTGCCACCCCTTGTTAAAATAATCATCTTTAAGTTTTGCCCGGAATAATATTTCTCTCATATAATCACTTCCAATCGCACACAAGGATTTCTACGTCTGTATCTGCAAATACATCTTTTATAATTTGTTCTACGTCATCCCATTTGAGCCTATCTAAACCGCAACCTATCTTCGGCATTGCAATCTTTATGTCACCACAATGGTTTTTTACTTCCTCTAACGCCTGTTTCAATGTCTGAAGTGTGGGCTTGTGATTATATTTTTCTTTTGTAATGAGATTCCACTCGCCTCTCCAAGCAGAACAGCAAGACAAGATGGTATAACCAACACCGTTCCAGTCACCCTTACCAAAGGATTCTATCAACGCTTTCTTAACGCCCATCTCTGCAAACTTCTTCGCAATTCCCGCGCCGAGAGCAAAGTCTGCTGATATACAATGGCAAAGGTAATAATCTTTAGGCACTGTAAAGAGATCACGTTTCTCAATTGTAAACTTCATTTACTCCCCCCCTTTTGTCTGTTACAGGTGGCAACCCCAGCGATGTGAGGCTGAACTGCATTGCAGGTTCTACTCTCAAATCCTTGATTTCTTGTCGCAACTCTTTATTTTCTACGGTAAGTAGCTCAATTATTCTTACAAGACCTTTTAACATATCCATGTCAGTATATTCACCCATGTTCAACACCCCTCTGACACCAAACTTTTTGTTCTATCAAATTTCGTTATTTATAATTCTTACTGTTGCTATCTCAGCCCACGGCTTACCAAAATACTCACTATTCTTCTTTTCACATACCCCATTGTCCATGCCGATATAGTTTCTGCCTTCTAACTTCGCAGCTAATGGGATTGAACCACTGCCACAACAACAATCAAGAACTGTGTCTCCTTCATTGGTGTAAGTACGGATAGCATATCGGCAAAGGTCAATAGGTTTTTGAGTCGGGTGAATAGCTGATTTCTGTTTATCCGTTGCAAACTCCCATACACTCGTAGGAAAACGCTCTGTGCTATCGTAGGTAGTTAAACCGTGTTCTCCGTAGTCTGTTGTAATGGCTGAATTGCGTTTATGTTCTGCCTTACTAACCTTACGCTGATGTCCTGTTGTTTTCTGAGGATTGTAGGCAGGTAGAGATTTGTAGAACACCATTATATCCTCGTGACTTCTTAAAGGCATACGGTTTGCATTAAGAAACCCTGTAGGAGTTGTTTTCTTCCACACGATATTGTATCGGTGCAACTTCTCGTTTGAGAGCATTAACTTCGCTGAAAACTTATCCTGCCCGAAAAGAAGAATAGCCCCGTTGTCTTTAATGATACGTTCAAATTGCTCCCACATAGGCTCAAAGGGAATAATTGAGTCCCACTTATTGTGTGCTGTAACTCCGTAAGGAAGATCGACAAATATCATATCTATTGATTTATTGTCTATCTGTGTCATGCCCGTAAGACAATCAATGTTGTATATCTCATTTAGATTTAGCACTGGATTTTCCTCCTTTAGTTATCTTCTTTACTGCGTCTAGTGAAATTTCATGTGATTTTTACAGCCAGTTTTTGGCTATTCTACGTTGCTATTTTGCCAATGAAATTATTCTTTTATTTGTAAGCCCAATAATTCGTTCAAAGTCTTTGCTATATCATAAGACATATTTCTAAAATCATAATCACTTGCTCTATTAGCAACCTTAGATATAAACCGCTTTTTATAAAATTCAACTTCTAATTCAGGTGTAAGTGGTTCGATGTTCCACGGATGGTAACTATCTCCACCTCGTTCACGCCCATCAGGTCTAAATGTGTAACCATCAACTTTAATTAAACCAGTAGGGGTTATCTTATCGACGACTCCGATCTCTGTGCACCATGTGTTTCGCAT